TTTAGTTGGATCGAGTGTATAACCACTAGCTCCTGTACCATCTAATTTATCACCATTCCAAGCTGACTGTGCAATTGGATCATCAACACTTGAACCTGATGTATAACTTCTTCTTACAATTTGATAAGCTGTTCCAGTGTCTTCAAAAAAGATTCCATTGTTTGCATCAAAACTTCCAACACGTTGTTCTAATCCAGATTCTTGTGCATTCATTACAAATGTGTTTAATATCAATAATGACTTACCTGGTTGATAAGACATAACTCTTTTTGATTGTCTTATGACTTTATCGCCTGAAGCAGCAGTAACATTTAAATTAACTGTAGACTTTGCTGATGTATATGAAACTGTACCTGATCCAGTTAAAGATTCATCAAAAAGATTATTTTTTGACATTACATTTGAACTATCAAAAATAGTAAATGGATTAGAAACTCTTAATCTTCCAAATGCATCATAAGCATTTGATCCATTTCCACCACCAATAACGGTTGGTTCTACATTGACATTATTACAATTCATATTACCTCATCATAAACCAAGTTTCTGCTTGCAACAGATCCTCAGTATCTTGTGTAAAAGTTGTATTTAAAGCAAGAACCATTTGTTCTAAAGTTCTTATAATTTGGTCTAATTGAGATTGATTATATTCTCTAGTAGCATTCGCTAGACGTGGTTGTTCTAATTTTGCCATTATCTCATTCCGTCTTGTTGTGCATCTATTCTTAGAGTTCCATATCTCCAAGTAGTGTCTACATCATTACTTAATATTTTAATTGCTACTTGTCTACCTCTTGCTCTCATATCTACTTTGGTAGAAGTAGAATATACTGTAGTTACGGATGCAACCGTTTGAGAAGATCCAGGATATTGTCTTACATAAAAAGTCATCTCTACTTCTCCTGCTTGATTTTTGAAATCAGGAATATAACGTTTAACAAACATAGAATGATCTCCATCTACAATATCCACATCTCCGGAAGTAATGTAAGCAGTAAAAGCAGATCCATTTGCATTCACACCATTTTCTTGGTTGAATAAAGAAGATCTACCTGCAGTTAATCCATAAACAGTAGGTTGGGCTGTGGCAGTAGAATTAGCATCATATTGAGTTGCTAATGGATAAGCAAATATATCTTTGGGAGCCCAAGTAGTTCTTGCTAAGGTACCAATTGTCCATACTTGTTCTAAATAATTATAAGTAACCACTCGGTCAATATAATCAGATCCATCACTTGGATAGAACCAACTTACTTCAGAAAAATCTAGATTCACTCCTGTATAAATAACTCTTTTTTGTTCAGCATCAATATCACTAAATACATAATCCTGAACACTACAAGGAATCTGTTTCACAACCCCGTCAAATAGGAAGAAAGCACCATCCGACATCCAATACACCACGTTCTCCGCTTCTTGAGAAGAATGTGCACTGATCGCGCCACAGTTAGTACCGATTTGTTTAAATCCAAAAGTAAATGGTGGTCCTACATACTGCATTGAATGTGCAGAAGTATTAGTTAAAATTAATACGTCTCCTCTGGTTCTTACTGCAGATATAATTTGATTTCCTGAAGATAATCGTTGAAATCCTGCTGTATTAACAGAAGTAGGAGTAAAGTCCGTTAATGATTCTTGATCTCCAAATAATACGGCCATTGGATCATAGGTATTAGTAGTTCTTGCTGTTGTTTCAGTTCCTAAGAAAATAAGATGTCTATCTCTAGAAGAAACCAACATAAATAAAGATTGAGTAGGAGCATTGGTTAATTCGGTAGCTCTAGTATTTCTAGGTACTTTAAATGCAGAAGTGTCAAAATAATAACTCTTTCCTCCTACAATAGTTGCAATTAAATCTTCACCAAAATTATCTAATACCCATATTCTAGATCGTTCTGTAATAACACCAGTAGGTCTTGGTGTTCCCCAAGTAGAAAATCCCCAAGAAGCAGCACCCCATCCCGTTCCACGGACCGCTGTATCTTGTCCAATATTAATTTGAAAAGCTGCGGTAGCTGAACCAGAAGTAGTTACTGTACCGGGAGTAGCTATCTCTGCAACACTGATAGTAAAGGTATTAGCAGTAGGAGTAGATAGAATTTCAAATTCTGCATTCATATCTGCATTAGTAAAATTAACTACACTAACTCCAGTAGTTCCTGAAAAAGTAACAAAGTCACCCGGAACGGCTCCGTGAGTAGCTGAAGTAACAGTAACGGTAGTAGATCCATCTACAAAAGCAAAAGTAGCTGCTTGAGTTAACCGGATAGGAGTAATGTCGTAAAAATTGTTATCAAAATAAATATATAGCTTTCTATCGGTTCCAATACCTGCAAAAGAGTCACCTGCTAAATCAGTATAAGAATGAATATCTCTAGCTACCCCAATTAAAGTATTAGTAACAGCAGCTGTCCAACCACCTATTTTTTCAGGTTGTCCATAACGAAATCTGATATTATCACAGTCTACCCAACCGCCTTCGGCTCCGTATTGTGTGTTTTGTTTGTCTATTCCTGGTTTAAATACAAGTTTGCTTAATGGCATAATTCTCCATATAAATTAGGTGCCAGGACAGATTTGAGGTGTGGTGAAAATCTATCCCAGCGTGGGAAAACTATATCACTTTTTAAACCAAGCGGGAAGTCCTAAATGTGGCCTTCTATCAAACTTATTATCTTCTGAGCCTTTAGTGGCTTTATTATTGTAGTGTAAAAATACTTGACCACAATTCTCACCTTTAAAAGCATCTCTCCAATGCTCTAAGAAATTTCCTCTATATACTAACATATCGCCAGGATTTAAATCTACTTTCACTCCTTTAGCTTTAGAAGGTACATACTTTCCGTCTTTATCTTGACTTCCTTCTTCTTTGTTAGGATTGATATAAATAGGCCAATCATCTCCACCTAAATTAAGGGTGGTGGATATTTCACAGCTAAACCTGTCTTTATGTCTGTGTAAAATATCCCCTTTTTTGTAAATTCGTGCGTAGGCGTACGTCTCAATTAATTTTAATTTTGTTTCTTTTTCCATAATAGGTTTTACTTCGGTCAGTAAAGTTTCCATTGCTACATCTCCATAATGAGAATAGGTTTCAGGAATTTGTGTATCATTCCATACACCCCAATATTCTGTCATTGGTGAAATATATTTAGTATCAAATAAAGTTCTTGCTACTTGTCTCTTTAATAAAAAATATTTATAAACAAATTCTGCAATCTCTGGTGACACTGCTTTCTTAATTACGGTATATCCATTTTTTTCAAAACTCATTATTTTTTCTCCTTCGCTTGTTTTCGTATAGTATCGGTAATCATTTTTCTTACGGCTTGTAAATTAAAATGAATAAATCTAAAATCTTCTACTCCAGAATCTACGGTGTATTGATGTTCAAGATAAGCTGGAATAAAAATCATAGTACCTGGTTTTGGTTTATAATGAATCATAGGGGAAGCAACGGATACTTCGCTTTCATTTTTTCTAGGTAAATCATTCATTAGTTTTGCTTGTCTTGGATCGTGAAATACAGGAACCGATGTTTTTTCTGAACAACGTAAAAAATAAAAACCTGAAATATGATTGTCATAATGAATATGACCTTCGTGATGTCCTCCACCTTTTTCTGCAAATTGTTGTACCCAAAATTCTGTCCAAAATAATTCATAGTTGGTCATATCATAACCCATATGATCTAATACATTCCAAGAAGTTGCTCCTACATATTCTTGAAATTCTTTTAAATCAGGATCATTAATTAATGAAGTAGAGTGATGAGACATACCTACATCTCCTAAACCTTTTTTCTTCCAATTTTTTTCTCTATCTTTAATTGCTTTTTGATTATTTTTCTTTGCTTGTTTAATATAATTATCACAAACTTTATCTACGTGATCTACCCATTCAGGTATTTCAATATGATAAATAGGTGTTTGAAAATAAAATGAAGTTTGTAATTGATCTTTGACTGACATATTTCTCCTATCTAAATGGATATCCTAAGTTCCAAATCACTAAAGAATATCGCGTCCCTTCGGTTACAGGTTTGACCCTATGCCATACGAAGGACGGAAATACAACAATAGAGCCTCTGGGTAAAATTTCTAAACATTCTCTTGTAGTAGTTGGATCATCTTGATTTCTAAATTGAAATTCTAATTCACCACCTTTATAATCTTTTGGATCAGATAAAGAACAAGTCACAGATAATTTTCTAATTTTGCCGTGAGTGTTTTGATTATCTGGATTATTATATGGTTGTTCCCAAGAATCACAATGCCAATCATAAAACTGATTTAATTTATATTTTGTAAATTGACAAGATTCAGAAAAATCCCAATTAAAATTCCATCCAGCATTATTGTTAGCTTGATGTATATAAGGTTGTACTTCTTTATAAATCCATCTATCATTCAACCAAGCTATATTAGAATCTCTTTTTTTTCGTAAATCATTTAATTCTTCTTGTTCTAATTTTTCAGCTGGATCTAATGAATCTAAATAGTCATCTGATAAATGTGCAGTTGCTTCTGAAACTTTTCTTTTCTTTTTAGATTTTTTTGGTCTTGCTTTTTCTTTAGCTTCTAGTTCTGCTAATTTTTTAGTTTGTCCACCTGTCAACGCAATTTGTTCTCGTTGCGCATTTCCATATTCAATAAGCTCATCACAAAATCTAGGTGAAAGAGCGGACTTAAAATACCAATAATAATTTGTTAAATTCATACCTTCGTTATAACTTACGTTATAGACTTCTAGATAAAATTGTCAAGATTTACTATGGTGCTATTGTTAAATCTCCAGATACTGTAAATGTAGCAACTGTACAACCTCCAGCTGGTGCTGGTAATGTTGTTTTGGTATTTGTACCTGGTGATACAGAAATAGTCGGTCCTGCTGGTCCTGGTGCTCTTATAATAATTACACCTGAACCTCCTGCTCCAGAAGGACCCCCTCCACCGTTCCAAGAACTACCACCACCTCCTCCACCTGTGTTAACTGTTCCACTTCCTCCATTGGGTGCTGGTGATGAAGCTATTGGAGCTCCTGCTCCACCTCCTCCAGGGCCACCTGAACCAACAGTTGCTCCTGAATTTCTACTATCATTTCCACCTCCACCACCACCTGCATAAGTTACTGGTGAACCTGAAATTAAATTAGATGAACCTGCTCCTCCATTACCTGCAGAATTTCCTGAAGTATTTGCTCCTGGAGCACTAGCTCCACCTCCTCCACCTCCAGCTGGTAAAGTAGTAGAAGTTTTTGAATCTCCCCCTGGATTTCCTTGAGAAGGACTAACGGGAGGGGTATTACCTGCTCCGCCACATTTAGCCCATATAGGATTTGAACGGCAACCTCCAGTTGCTCCTCCTCCAGATCCTCCAGTTGATCCATTTCCACTTGGACTACTACTATTGGCACCACCTTTTCCGCCACCAGTTGATGTAATTGTTGAAAATATAGAAGGGTTTCCACTATTGTTAGATGCTCCTCCTGCTCCTACTGTTATTGAATATGTTCCTTCATCTAATGTAATTTTTGTTCCACCTGGAAAAGATGTACGATATCCACCTGCTCCACCACCACCTGATCCGCAAGAACCACCTCCTCCTCCACCACCTGCTACTACTAAATAATCAAAAGATACTGGTGCTGCAAAAAGTCTTGGCCACGTTCCTTGTTGCTGGCTGCTAAATTGAGATTTCATACTCCAGACACCTGAAGCTTTGTTTAATTCTTTTACGATAACTATTCCTGAGCCACCTGCTGCTCCACTAGTTGAAGGAGTAGCTCCTCCACCTCCACCGCCTCCAGTGTTAGCTGTACCTGTAGCAACTCCTGGTGCTCCTTTTCCACCACCTCCAGTTCCACCTGCTCCACCAGATCCACTATATTGACCTGCACCACCTCCACCTGAATAAGATGTTGGAGAACCAGATAAACAACTTGAACTACCTGCTCCACCTGCTCCACCTGTAACTGTTCCTGTACTATAGCCATCTGAAGCTTTACTTTCTCCCACAGCTCCTGCTCCACCACCTCCAGAAGCTGCTCTAGTTAAACCTGAAAAACCACCGTTGTTTCCTTGCGGAGGACTTACTGGAGGAGTATTTCCTGCAGCGGGAGTTCCTAGTGGATAGTCTCCTGCTCCATATCCAGATCCTCCTCCTGATCCTCCAGCTATACCTGGTCTTACAGTGCATCCTGGATTACAACCGCTTCCTCCTCCACCGCCACCTGCTGATGTTATTGTTGAAAAAATTGAATCTGTTCCACTTCCACCTTTATTAGTAGAAGGAGGGCTTCCTCCAGTTCCACCAGCTCCTACTGTAACTGGGACTGTTCCTGATGCTGAAATACAAGAAACTTGTCTAAAACCTCCTGCTCCACCTCCACCACCACCACCAGATGGATTTCCTACACCACCGCCACCACCACCAGCAACAACTAAAGCTTCAACAACTCTAGTACCTGGCTGAAGTGTTAAATTTCCTGTCGAAGTTTTAGATGTAACTGTGCACTTACCAAACGAAGTTTGGTTTGTTTTACCAATTATGCCGCCGTTACCTCTAGCCATTTAAAAATCCTTGCTAGGAGATTAATTGCCAGTCGCTGACCAAGATGATGTGTCT